CGATGCTCATAACACCCCAGCGAGAAATGAGCTGGCGAAGCAGGGTTTTCTTTGCCATATCATCAAAGTTCTTGTACCAGAAAGAGGAATACTTCCACATTTCGCTTTCCGGGACTTTTCCTGCCTGCAATTCCTCGTACTTCTGGCGGCTGAATGCTTTGGAGTAGGTGTCGGCGTGGTTCATCATCTTTTCTTTGGACCAGTACAGCACCTTGCGGAAACCGTTCAAATACTCGAAGTAGGCCATATAGCCCACCGTAGGCAGTGCATCCCGCTGATCGTCGTCCTCAATAAACTGGAACTTTGCCTTGCCGGTCAGCGAATCTTTGCCAAGGTACTCGCCTTCCTTGATTTCCATCACATCGAGATCAGCATACTGACCGCTACGCAACGCCAGCTGAACGTACCCCTTGTAACCCAGTACAAACGTGGCCGTGGTGATTTCCGGGCGGATCAGTCGATTGTTGCGATCATACTTGGCCTTCTGCTTGAACGGAACCAGATAATATTGGCCCAACTGCGGGGACGGGCTGAGGTTCAGGCTTTCGCCCAGCAGGGCACCGGCAAGAATCGTACCGGCATCGCATTCCTGCAAAGCCGGGTTGACAGCCACCGCACTGGTGATGGAGGCTGTAAAACGGCGGGCGCGGGTCGGGTCACGCAGGGTGTTGGAGATCAAGGACTGGTAGCCCTTGGTGGTGATTGCTACGGAGAACTTGGGTTTCTGCTGCGCTGGCAGTTGATTATTAGGCGTTGCCATATTCAATACCTTCCTTTTCAAGATAATGCTTCAAACCAACGAGCTGGGCCTTGGTGCCCTTTGCATAGAAGCGGGTCATGAAGATAGGTTCCGGCTTAGGCTGCGGTACCGGCTCCTGTTCAGGCTGCACGGCGATTTCCGGGTCTGCGGAGATTTCCTGCGCCGGTTCAGGCTGGGCCTCGGCTGCGGCCGCAGCAGCGGTACGAACCTTTTCAGCAGCAGCTTCCCGCTCTGCCTGCCGGGCGCGGCGTTCTTCTTCACGTCTGCGCTGTTCTTCCAGCGCCTTGTGCCGGTCAGCCACGGTCTTGATGGCAGTGGGCAAGTCCAGATTGCTGCGGTACTCCACCATGATCTCAGCGGCGTTATCCATGCCCTCGATGGCGGCCACGTCGGCCACAATGCCGTCCACAAACGCCTTTGCCTGCTTTTTCAAAGAAGTCAGGCTGTCACTCATAGTGACCTTCGGGCGGTAGGTCAGATTATCCAGCCAGTCAGTGTTGGCGGCTTCCACCAGCTCGCCGTAGTAATCCATGAGCTTTTCCGTTTTCTGAGCCACAATACCAGAGGTCACATCCGCAATTTTCTGCTTCAACTCGGCATCTGCTTGCTGGAACGGTACCGTCACACACTCCCGGTAGACCTGCTCAAAGGCATTGTAAGGCTCAAGGATTTTGTCCTTGACAGCAATGCGCTGGGCCTCGTACTCCTTGAATTCCTTGGTTAACTGCGCGCGGGCATCCTTGACGCTTTTATAGGTCTGTTCGGTGCAGACCAGTGAAAGAGCTTCGGCAGTGCGCTGCTCAATATCGGCCTTAACGCTGTGAAGCCGCTCGACAATGATGGGCAACTGCTGAAGTTCAATGACCTGCAATTCGGTATCCTGTGCCATGTTGCATTCTCCTTTCATTTTTTGAACATGATGTACTTGCCAGTGGTGCGGTTGACCAGCTCCATGAAGTCCGGGCCATCCCGGACACAGAGGTACAGGCGGAAATCCCAGCCCTGTGCGGAAAGGGCCTCTTTCTGCTTGCGGGTCAACTTTTTGCCTCTTACTTTCAAAAAATCACCCCCTCCTCGGCCTTGTTGACAGCGATGTTCAGAGTGATGGTCTCCCGGCAGCGGAGGCCGAAGTTGCCGCCCGGGCCGAACATCTTGGTTTTCTCGAACTCACTTGCGCTGTAAACGCTAGCGCAGTTCAGGACATTTGGAATACGGTCAGGGTGGACTGCCCGGAATGCCTGACACGCCATCTGGTAGTTGGGCGCCCAGACCACCGTCCATCCTCCACAGTACGGCTGAACATCATCTGAGCCGTATGTGAAGTAGAATTTTTCCAGATCCATCACTCAGCCTCGCTTTCCAGCTTGAGCGCAACATTGCCGAAAGAGGTCATCAGCATAATTAACGTCATCTGGTCCTCATCCGTCATGTCCACGAAGTCACGCTCACCATTCACGAATCCCTCCCGAAGAATCACCGCGTTGCCAACGATGGGCTGGCCGTGCTCCGGTGTGCCGTAGAGGAGGCTGGCAAAGCGATTGAGCGGGAGCCCCCTCAAAAGCCCTTCATCATTGACTACCATGCAGAACCCCTCCGGCAGATACTTGGGATGGACAGTCTCGCTATAGCCGCAAATCTCCGTGCCGATGCTGAGCAGCAACGGCTCATTGAAATCCTTGAACTGCATCTTATTCTCGGTGCTAATTACAAATCCTTTCATAAAATCACTCCTTTTCCGGGAAGCATTCGTTGACTTCCCATGCGTCTGCGGCCTCTATGCAGCGGTCACAGCCTACGATCGTTCCATCCTCGGCGCGATAGATGGTATCGCACCGCTGGTGGCAGATGGGGCACACGGGAGGATCAGGGTAGCCAGCCTCCGCATCAGTCCTCGGATACAGCATCAAGCACCTCCCGCAGCTTCCGGCCCATCCAGCGGCCTACATCATCGAACATCCCCATGCTGTCCAGCCAGACAAACAGGGCTGCAATAACAGAGGTCACAGCAAACTGCGCCGCCGGGGCACGAGCTGCTGCCTGTTCGGCGGTGATGCCGTACACGATCATCAGAATCCGGGTCATTCCTTACACTCCCTTTCTTTGCGAGCCTTGCGGGCAGCCGTTTGGGCTTCCAGCTTCTCGCGGTTCCCGGGCTGGGCGATGAATTTTTTGAATCCCGCCAGCGTCACGCGGCCAAAGCTCTCACCGACTTCCGGGGGAATATCGGCCACGTTGATGTGAATTGTGGTGTCCATGTGGTCCTCCTGTTTTGAAGTAGGCAAACAGTCTACTTACAGAGCAAAAAAAATCTGCTCCATTTCCTCCGTTCCGATGTGGAGCAACTCGCACAGACTTTTAATTTCAGGTGCGGTAAAATCGGTTTTATTCCGAATTTTGTTCAAAAATCCCTGATATGAAAGGCCAATGCGATTTGCAATATACTTCATCTTGTAGCCGGAGGCATCAATCTTTGCTTTGAGCAAAGTGGTATTGGTCACAGTAAGTTCACCTCGCTTTCCGTTCGGCGTAGACAGGTTGTCTACTGGGCGTATATTACCACCTCGTAGACCGAATGTCAACTATTTTTTTGAAAAATTTGAAAAAATGTTGACCTCATGCCTACGCCGTATTATAATTGCATCAGAAGAATTTAGGGGGATGCAAAACCATGACCATCGGACAAAGAGTGAAAATTCGACGTGAAGAATTGGGGATGTCCCAAGAAGAACTAGCAAAGAAAATCGGCT